AAACAAAAGAAAAGACAACAATTAGAGGATGACATACATGCTTTATTAACAAGTAGTAAAAAACGACCAAACTATACAGAAGCAAGGATTTACTTGGAAATACTTAAGCAAGAATGTCCTCTTGTAATGCAGATGACTGATCTTGATATAATAAGAGCTGCAAAAGATATATTGGATGTAAATTTAACATGGAAACATTTATTTACGCTACATATTGGCAGTAACTGTAATAACCCTTATTATAAAATAATTTATTTATAAAATGCTTATTACACTTAACACAGACTCATTAAAACAGTTAGACATACCAATAGATCAATATGTGATATTATTGGCTATAGCTGAAGATAAACAGTCCGTATTAGACAACTACATCACAGATGATATATTAACTAACTTATATAATAAAGGTTTAATAGAGGATGTTACAGAGTGTAAACTAACCGAAAAAGCAAAATCCATTATATATGGTGATAACCTATTTGATGAATTCGTTAATGAATTCCCACTTAGGGTCACCAGAACTGATGGTACTATTGACTTTCTAAGAACCGATTTGGCCAATACAGAGAATTTATATCTGAGCTACGTGGGCCGTAGCAGGGATAAGCATGACCATATAATTAGATGTCTGAAAGCAGAAATAAAGCAACGTGAAAGTAATGGAACAATGCCTTATATGACGCGTATATTCAAATGGGTTGCCAATAAAACTTGGGAATCCTATGAAGATATAGTAGACGATGTATTAACATCTAAACAAGACTTAGGATATGGTACAGAACTTATCTAGCGACAAAACCCCAGAATTAAAGCATATTTCTAAGGCTGCCGATGAGATAGTAACTTATATCGACCAACGTCGTAAAGGTATTGTCAAGTCTTTAAAGACTAGGTGGACTAAGTTTAATCATGCTACAATGGGAGGAATTGAACCCAATATCATTATGACTATAGCAGGAATTAGTGGTAGTGGCAAATCGTCATTTGTTAACGGATTAGAAAGTGACATCATTGACCTTAATCGGGAAGAGGATATTATCGTATTATCATTTAATTTTGAGATGCTTAGTTCAAAACAGATAGGACGTAAGCTTTCAAAAGCACTTACAAAGACTACAAATGAGTTATATTCATGTAGTTATAATAATGAACCTGTTTCCGATGAATTGTTCAAAGTTATTGAAAAAGAAGCAGAGCGTATTAAACATTACCCAATTTATTATGTTGATATGCCATGTACAGTAGATCAGATCCAATCATTGATCAGGAAATTCCAATATAGTGAAAAATTAAAGAACAAATGGCTAATAGTAATATTAGACCATACTTTATTAACACGTGGAAAGGCAGGAGAACAGGAAAGGGAAACCTTGGCAAACCTGCAAAAAGTTTTTATGGAAGCTAAGAAGATTGGTAAAACAACCATCATTCAACTTAGTCAAATGAATAGAGATATTGAATCATCCGAAAGGATAACCAATGCTACTATGCATTTTCCCATGAGACGAGATTTATTTGGTTCAGATTCACTTTTTCAAGCTTCAGATTATGTAATGGTTCTTCATAGACCAGAACTTTTAGGTATTAAATCTTATTCCCCAAATAATTGGCCTGTAAAAGACAAGATTTATTTACACATATTAAAGTCAAGGGAAGGAGAACCTAAGATACTTAGCTTCGTAAATAATTTGAAGTATAACAGAATTGACGAATATTAACAGATTTTTACTTATTTATGAACAAAAGAATTGCGATAATAATTGATGATATAACTCAGGCTAAAAAGCAGGGCTATTGGTCTCAACTTAAGGATTTACTCCGTAGGAGATGCACCAAGAAGCAAAAACGCCCTATATTCGGTATTGAAAATGGGGATGCTTTTATAGTAGAATTTACTAATCAACAAGCTGAATACTATGTTGAGAAGCAATACATTGAGCTACTAACAAATGGTTATGTAAAATCACCGTTTGCTACATTAGTGCCTGAGGAAAATACATTTTCACTCATGAAAAATTACAAACAAGTTTATAACTTGCTCCGTGATTTACTTGAACTGCAAAATGATGAAACTGGTGTTATCCGCGTAGTTGTGGAAAAGCCCCAACCTAAAACCATCATTAAGTTTAAGACTGAAATCAAGGAGAAAATCACTATCTATGAACGTTTTGTTAAGATAGGATGGAATTCATACAAACGTAAGTTTGATTATTTTACTGGACGGGATTACATTACTGTTGACGGTACTGTATTTTGGATTAAACAAGACCGTCTGGGACGTGAATATCTTGATGTTTAATTAATAACCAGGAGTCATTCTATTGCGGCTATAGTTAAGATTATTCACAGCTGTCCAAAAGCACAGAATATGCCACCGAGGTAGGTAACTAACCCGAACGCAATATCGGTTACTTAACGAATGACTCATTTTAAAAACATACAATATGTCCACACCTTATCAGATTGCTATAGTAGGTATGTCTGGTAAGGGAAAAACAATGGCTTTTCGAAATATGGATCCTAATACATGTGGATTCATAAATGCTGAAGGCAAACCATTACCTTTTATTAACAGGTTTAAACACTACTGTACCCCTAATAGTTGGCAGGAAACATATCAGAAACTTATCGAATTTGGCAAAAACCCAGAGATTACAGAAGTAGTACTGGATAGTTTTTCCGCTTACTTAGATAGCTTGCTAAAAACAGCAAGGGAAATAAAGAAAGGTTTTGACACGTGGAATTACTATAACGAAGAGATAGGGAAATTAATGTTCCTCATTAAAAAGTACCCAAAAGATATATTCGTTACAGCTCATTCTGCTAATGTTGAAACAGAAGAAGGCGTCGCAGAAAGACGAATTGCTGTAAAAGGCAATGAGTGGAATAAGACGGGTGTAGAAAAAGACTTTACTATAGTCTTATTTGCTGAAGTAAATTTAGATACTGGTAAGAGAGATTATGTACTTAATCTATTATCAGATGGTAAAACATCTGCTAAAACTCCACCACTCTTTATTGAAGATGGCAAAGATATTATACCTAACGACGCACAGAGCTTTCTACAACATATTAGAAAAGTACTCGCTAACAATAAATAATTAGGAATTTTTAATAACATCGCACATGTATAATGTAACGAAAGATATTAACTCTGAAAGCAGGTCAAATAATTTTATGGGGCCTGGCATTTATGAAAATGTAGAGTTAAGACACGTAGAAGAAGGCAAATACCCGATTGTATATGGCGAATCAAAAAAAGGTAACAAGTTTGCTGCTTTTCATTTTATAAATGATAAAGGAGAAATCCTGATCCATACTGAATACGAACCTTCAGATGAAGATCGTGAGAAACTTGAAAACAAAACATTAAATCAGATCAAGCGGTTTAAGCATATAATTACAAAGTTTGTAGATGAGGATAAATTTATATTCGAAGCATCTAATTTTGAAGACTTTGTAAATAAGTCTGCTGCTATTCTTGGTAATAATTATATAGGAAAGAAAGTACGCATTAAAGTTGTTTTAAATAACAGCGATTATACTACTTTACCTAACTATGTACCTTTCATTGAAAATATGGAAGTTGAGAAGAGTAGATTATCTATAAATACCGCAATAGATAAAATGGTTAGGAATAAACCTGATGTTGAAACTAGTTCAAACGAAAACCCGTTTGCTACTACACCTATAGAAGTTGCTGATGCCACAGGAGAATATAACCCTGATGGTATACAACCAACTATGTATGATGATTTAGCACCAGGCGCACCCAATACAGACGATCTGCCTTTTTAAATAACTAATATAATATGGGGGGTAGAAATACCCCCCTGTATAGTTATGGTTTATAACACAAAAAATGTCATAGTAGAATTAAC